TATGTAAATAGGTGATTTGTAGAGGATCAGTATAATATATAATTGTGGTGGGGTCCGGGGTTCAAATCCTCGGTAAACTTTTAAAACCTTAAATAAATTTATTAGTATAATCTTATTTATAAAAAAACTTATTAAAGAAAATGCTAGATATCTTTAATAAAGAAAGGAGAAAACAATGTCAGAACCAAATGAAAAAGTTGATATGTTATATGATTTAGTTAAAGATTTTAAGCAAGAAGTTAACAACAGATTTGATAAAATAGAATCTAAACTAAGTACACTAGTTAATAAAGAAGATTGTAAACAAAATCAAGAACATTGTTTCCAACAGGTGTCTTTAAAAAAAAATGAAATGGAAGTCAAAAAACTAGAATTTGATTATAAAAAATGGGGCTTAATATCTGGTATGGGTTTAGCTGTTGTTGGTTTGGGTACTTTAATAGTAAAAGGTATTTTTTCAATACCAATATAAAAGAAAGGAGAATTAATTTATTATGAGTAAAAAGAAAATATATTTATCTGCTAGTACTCAGGAAAATAATAAAGGTGTTGCTGGTTATGGTACAGAAGAGGATAACATGTTTATTTTAAGAGATAGAGCAGAATATTTTATTAAAAATGGTGGGCATGGTTCAGATTTTGATATTTTTAAAAACATTAATAAAACATGGACAATATCAAAAATAATTACAGATTCTAATACACATAAAGTTGATTTACATGCAGCTTTTCATTCTAATGCTGGAAGTCTTAAAGCTAGAGGATGCGAAGTATATCATTATTATAAAAATACAACTACAGGTAAAAAGTTCGCTGAGTTATGGTATAAAGAAATATCAAAAGTTACACCAACTAATGATAGGGGTTGTATGAAAGACAATGTGTTATATTCCAATGGTCTTTATGAACTTAGAGAAACCATAGCACCAGCAGCTTTATGTGAACATTTCTTTCACTCCAATAGTGCAGACGTAAATTTTTATAAAGCTAACGTTGATCTTTTTGCAATAGGAACAGCAAAGGCAATATATACTTTATATGGTTATAAATTTATAACACCAGAAGAATCTGAAAGTTTGGAGAATTGGGAACAAACAATTAAAAAAGTTTCAAAATGGTCTGATTTATGGATTGTTGAAATCAAAAAGAATATAAAAGAAACTGGTTATAATTGGCCTGGTCTTATTCAGAAAATTAGAAACTTAGATTAAATTTAATTTGATTTTTTGCAAAGAATTAAACTAAAAATATTAGGAAACCTATATAATAAAAGGGTTTCCTAATTTGCATTAATATGATATAATATTTTTAGTTAATAATTATACATTCTTATAAATTGTGTCTTGGTATTAGTTTAACTTTGTTTTTGGTCTTTAATATAAAAAGAGTCCGGGTTGTGGGTTACCCGGATTTTTCGTTTCTTAATATATTCAAATAAATAATAAAAGTTTAAAATACTTGTTGACAATTCGTTTCACTTGTTATATAATGATATTAGAAGTTGAGAACAACAACAACTTACTAATTATTTGGAGGTCTGAACAATGGCAAATTATTGTGTATCATTTTGGAAAGGTGATTCTTTGGGGTGTAAGTTTGGAACATATAAAGAATGTGAAGATTTTATTGAAGAAACACTATTAAATAAAGCAGAATATCAAGATAATAGTATTACATTAATGGATCATACACCACAACCAAATATTGAAGATCAAGAAGATTATGAAAAAGTTATTAGTTGTCCTGTTAATATGAATATGGACGAATGGGACCAGCAACAAGATATTAAAAGTGAAGAGTATTTTGATTACTTAGACAACTTAATGTATGAGGACGATATTTTTTAGAAAGGAGGTTTTACTTTGAAAGAAGAGGATAAGAAAAAAACAAAAAAGAAATCAACAAAAGTATGGACAAAATCAAAAATACCAAAACAATCTGATAGACACGAAAATGATTTACGAAAAATCAAAGGAGCTAAATACACATAAAAAGCTGGAAGGGTTCAGAACCTTCCTAAATAATTAAAAGGTGGTTTTATATTATGGTAGTAGCAAAGGCAAGAGCAAAGAATAAAAAAGAAAATGATATTACATTCTTTATAGTGGAACCAATTTATTTTATATCACTTGATTATAAAGGCGTTGAACATAAAAAATTAAATGGCTATAAGTTTAAAGATAGAATTTATAGGACCTTAGAAAGTTTGATATTAGATATTAGAGAATGTTGGGGTATGTGGTTAGATTATAAAGAATTAATTTAAAATACTTGTTGACAAACAATAAGACTTGTTATAAAATAGTATTAGGAGGTGAGGACATGAACGACAAATATTTTAGATATATCTTAAAAGAAAGAAATATATCAATTGTAGAATTAGCTAAATATTTGGGATTAACAGCATCGGGTTTAAATTATAAGATCAGACATAACACATTTTTTATAACTGATATATTTAAAATTCTTGATATGTTAGACATGGAATTTCCGGAAGTATTCAAACCAAAGGAGGAAGTTGAAAGTGGAAACGACTTGTAATGAATGTAAAACAAAGTTTTTAGTAACAATACTTACTAAAGAAATATTAGATCCAGAAAAGGCAGTTAGAGTATATTTTATTTGTCCTAACTGTAAAAAAGAATATCATTGTTATTTTGAAAATAAAGATACTATGAAGTTACAGGCGGATATTAATGACTTAAATTCACAATTGACAACTAAGTTAGATAAAATTAAAAGAAATAAATTATTGAGTGATTTAAAGAATTTAAGAACTAGAAAAAAGAAATTGTTAGAGGGTTTAAATAGAAGAATGAGAAAGGGTGTTTAATTATGACTGATACAAAAAATAATGAGGTAGTAGAATCAAAAACAGAAGTTAAGACAGATACAGAATTTGTTAAAGACTTAAATATTTATCAAAAATTGGCGATACTGCAGGACAAAGTAAAAGTTAATAAAGATAATAGAAACGAGTTCGCAGATTTCCAGTATAGAACCATACAAAATATTTTAGCAGAGCTTAAACCACTATTAAAAGAATTAGGGTTAATGATACGTTTTGGATCTGGAAAATTAGACGGTGAGAAATACATACTAGATATAATTGTAACTGATATAAATAACCCAACTAATCAAATAGAGGAAAATGGAGAAATTTACATTGATAGAACAAAAGCAAAAATGGATTTATCACAAAAGGTTTTATCAGCAAAGACATTCTTAAAAAAATCATTATTAGAGGATTTATTACTAATCTCAGAGGATGTTGACCCTGATAGCCATGATAATTCCAAAATGGGACCAGGAACCACTGGAAATAATAATAGTACTAATAATACTAAACCAAAAAATGCTAATACAGAACCAGCAAGAACAGCAGAAGAAGCTGATATTTTAAGTAATATTAAGAATATTCTTTATATAGTAGCTAATAAGGACCAGAATAAAATGATTGACTTACTTAGTGAACAAACAGCGTTTACAGGTAAAGATAATAAAGTTGTACCAGGATTAAGAGACTTTGATAAATTAACAGGTAAAAGATTAACAGTAACATATGGAAAGATACAAAAAGCATATCCAGAAGCTTATAAGGCATTTAAAGCAAAGTTAGAAAGTAAACAAAAATAAAATAATAAAATTTGAAAGGGTGTTTAATTATGAATAAAGATATTATGAGAATAAAGGGAAATAAAGAGGTTATTACTAAAATACAAGGTATGTTTATAGCAGGAGAAGGAAAAGAAATCGATATAGATACTTTTAAAAAGACTGAAACAGAAATTACTTTTGAAACAATGAATAGGAATATACCTATTATAATAAATTTACTAGAAGCTGTAACATTGAAAGAAAATACAAAATTAGAAACACGTACAAATTATAACCATGATGCATATGATAAAATTTACACACATAATATTGAATTTGGAAAAACTAATCTTAAAAATATAGAAATGAATTTTTCATATTGTGGAATACCAGAAGAATTAAGTCAAGAAATTAAAGATAGAATTTATAATGCAGCAGCCACAAAATATAAAGACTTGTTTAAAATGAATTTAATTGAAGGTGAAGTTATTTCACCAGATGAAAATTTACCACATAGAATTGGCGTTATCTATAATTACGATTTTGATATTGATGATTACATAATACAATCAAGATTACAATGTACTAATATTACATTTAATGTTTATAAAAAACCAATCTATAAATAAATTTAAAGGGTCGGTATATCCGGCCCAATATTACATTTTGAAAGGATGTTTAATTATGAATAATGATTATCAAATGGAAAAATTAATTGTTGAACTTAAGGAATTTACTGAGGAAAAAGAAAGATTAATGTTGATTGCTTCTAAAATGCGTGACGAATATCAAGATAAAATTAATATGTATCAGGACGAAATATTAAAAAAGGAACAATATACAAAGGATGTTATATACTCTTTAATTGAAGTTGATAAAATGAAAAATAATAAAACTGAACAATCATATAGATTACCATCTGCAAAGATTTCAATTAAAAAAGAATCTAAAGTAATGAAATTAAAACCAGAATATGATTGTGAAGAAATACCAGATAAATATTTACAAACAAATGTGACTGTAAAATGGTCTGAGTTCAAAAAGACATTAATAATAAACGGTGATGATGTTGTTAATAAGGATACAGGTGAAATATTAAAAAGTGTTGAAGTACAAACAAAAATAGGTGGACAACTAGAAATAAAATTATAAATAATAGGACCCTTAAATGGGTCCAGAAAGGTTTTAAATTATGAATAAAGATATTTGTATAAATCCAGCAGAAGAATTAAGTTATCAACCAAAAAATTGTTTAGAGTGTGAAAAACTAGAACAATGTAATTTAGTTGATTTCTCAAAAAATGAAAATACATTAACTAATGAGCTTAAATATAAATTATTAGGTAAAATTACTTATTCAAATAAACCAGATTATATTGGTTGCTTTTTAGAAGTATCTGAATATAACTACAATGAAATTAAAGAGTCCATGAATGAATTTTTAAAAGATAATAATTTTGAAAAACATATAAGTGACTTTACTTATCATTTATTAGAAATTGAAAATGTGACTCCTATATTAGATTTTGATAACAAAGTATTGAGTAGAGCAACAACACATTTAAATTTTAAAGTTATTGTGTTTTATACTATGAAAGATAAATTTGAATTTGTCTTAAGATATGAGTCTAAATTTCCACGATCTAAACCTGTAAATATCTTTTATAAAACTATATTGAAGGAGGATTAAATTAAATGAGTATTGATTATTATACATGTTCAACAAAAAACTGTGGTAATACCTTTGCAGATTGTGGTGATTATATAAGCTGTAATTGTCAGGCTCATTGGTGTAGTGATAAATGTGCAGAAAAAGACGGATATAAAGTCATAGACTGTGAAAAGTTTGATGAATATCCACCATCTGATGAACAATGGGAACAAATTTGTTCTAACTGTGATAAATCTTGTGATTGTGAAAATGGAGAATTAAAAACTTGTAATTTTTGTAGGGGTGAAGATATACCAGATAATGAAATTGTTGATAAAATCATTAAAAAAAAGTTTAAGACTAGACAAAAGTTATTGAATTATTTGAATAAAGAAAGTTTATTATATAAATTAAAAAAGAGTTTATTAATATATCTTTGTTACTTAAGGAGGAAATTTATTAATGATAATTATTGATAGTTATTTAAAAAATGTTAATGGTATGACAGTTAAAGAGTTCAATGAGTGCAATTGTGTATCATGTGGTAAGGCTTTCAATGAAACGACAAACAAACCTACAGAATTATTTTTTAGTCATGGACAAAGAATTATATTACTTTGTCCTGAATGTAAAAAGCGATTAACAGATTTATTAAAAGGTGAAGAGGAAGGAAAGATAAATTTATAATGATTAAACAATTTGAAAACTATTTAATATTACTAGAATTTAAAATAATACTATCAGATAAGGGAACCCTATTAAATAGGGTTCTTATATTAAAAAGACATATATTATATAAAATTTATGAGGTGTTGAAATGAAAATATTAAAATACGACGAATGGTTAAAAGAAATTGAAGTTGTTGTTGACCAACAAGAAAAGGTTAATTATTGGATAACTAATTATTTTAAGAAAATGAAAATCCCTTTTAAAATTGAGCATATGAAAGCAGGGGATTATGGATATAAATTTAATGATAAACCACAATTAATAATTATAGAAAGAAAAAACAGTCTAACAGAATTATCTGGTAACTTATCAACAGAAACTAAAAGAACCCGATTTTATAAAGAATTTGATAAAGTTTCAAAATGTGAAAAGTATCTTTTAATAGAAAATGATTCAATAGATAATTTATTAAGTGGGTGTTATGGATCAGACTTTAATGAAAATTCATTCATAGCAAATTTTTTATTATTACAAAAGAGACAGGACATAAATATATACTTTGTAAATCGTTATAATATGGGCGTGTTAATTTTAAAAATATTCTACTATCATTATTACGAATTAGCTAAGAAAGTGGTATAAACAAGTTGATTATGGTATAATAAATATAAAGGGTATAAAGGAGGCTAAAACATGTTAATAATGATAACAGGTTTAATAATAGCTATATGTGTAGGGCTGTTAGTATGTAAATTTTTAAATATAATAAATTATTAATGGAGGTAAAACAATGGGATCTGTAACTAATGATTTGAAATTAGGTTGTATAAAAATTAACATCGATGATGCTGTACGAAAATACGGTAATTTAGATATAAATAATAGTGGTGGTAAGGACATTGTATTATTTAGGACTGTTAAAGTTTTAGATGGTTATAATTTAGAAGTATCAATAAAAATGGATTTTGATTTAGAAAAAATTAAGGAGGTATCTGAGTAATGGCGTATGCTAATAAAGATTTGAAGATTGATAAAGAGTTTGAAAACTGGATACCACCTTTGACAAAAGAGGAATTTGAACAATTACAAGAAAATTGTTGTAATGATGGTATAAGAGAACCAATTTGTATATGGAACGATTTAATTATTGATGGTCATAACAGATTTAAGATATCTAAAGATAATGGTTGGCTTGACTTTGATACAATCGATTATACTGAGAGGTTCCAGGATAGACACGACGTATTAACATGGATATTATTAAATCAAGCAGGTAGAAGGAATGTAAATAATTATGATAAGGGTTTAATGGCTTTAAAATTACAAGAACTTTTAAAAATTAAGGGTAAAGAAAACATGTCAAAGGGTGGGGAAGGTTTGACAATATTGTCAAACCTTAATAGTAGAAAAGAAGCTGCATCGGCTTTTAATGTATCGGAAGGGACTTTAAATAAAGTAAAACAAGTTGAGGAAAAAGGAACAGCTGAACAAAAGAAGGAGCTAAAAACAGGTACTACAACAGTTAATAAAGTGTATAACGATATAAAGCAAGCTGAGAAACGAAAAGAAATAGAAAAGTTAAAAACTATTAAAACACCAATAATAACTGGATTATATGATGTTATTTATATTGATCCACCATGGAAATATGATTTTTCACAATCTAGTAATAGAGAAATTGAAAATAATTATCCAACTATGTCTTTAGAAGAACTAAAGGAAATTAATATACCAGCTGCAAAAAATTCTGTTATGTTAATGTGGGCAACAGCACCAAAATTAATTGAAGCTATAGAATTATTAAAATATTGGGGTTTCAATTATAAAACTAATATGATATGGGATAAAGAAACTATTGGCATGGGTTATTGGTGTAGAGGACAACACGAAATTCTTTTAGTTGGTACTAAAGGAGAAGCAAAACCACCAGAACCAGAAAACCGTTTTAGTTCAGTATTTAGAGAGAAAAAAACAAAGCATAGTAAAAAACCAAATGAATATTATAATATGATTGAAAAAATGTTTCCAGGCAAGACTTTATTAGAAATGTTTGCAAGACAAAAAATCAATAATAATTGGAATGTATGGGGTAATCAAGCAGAAGGGATTGTTGAAAATGAACTTAAAAATAAATGAATTTAACACTGATTTAGAATATGCAGCAAAAGATTCTTTATTTACTAATTTTTATTCTAATTTTTTTACAGGAATAAAAACTATAAAATTTGTTGAAGATTTAGAAACACAAAAAAAAGGTATTGATAAGATAATTACTTTTAATAATGGTCATATTATAACTATTGACGAGAAAAAACGCAGGAAAGATTATAACGATATATTAATTGAAATTTATAAAAATAAAGGACTAAAAAGAAAAGGTTGGCTTTATTATACAGAAGCAGATTTTATTGCTTATGGTATGGAAGATACAAAGAGAGTGTTTTTAATTAATACATTAAGATTGCAAGAATTATATTATATGAATGAGGAAAAATGGTTATCTTATAAACCATTATATTCATATAACCCTGGATATGTTACAGAGAATCGAGCAATATCAATAAAAGAATTGAAATACTGTATTATAGCGGTGTTTGAGGAATTATGATATAATATAATTAGAAAGAGGTGAAAGGGTATGTTTACAGAAAGGAAAAAACAATTTGCAGATAATTATTTAGTGTGTTTCAATGCAACAGAAGCAGCAAAAAAAGCTGGTTATCATTCAACTACAATTGGTGGTTTGAGAAAAAAAGCATTTATGTTATTAAAAGATAAAGATGTTGCTGAATATATAAAAGAAAGATTAAAAGAAAAAGAGGATCAGGATATTATAAAAGCTGATGAATTACAAAAGTTTCTTTCTAATTGCATACGAGGAATCGAGACAGAAACACACCATTTTGTCATAAGAACATCAGAAAAAGCTGGAACATTTAACGATGAAATAATAGAGAGACAATGTTCACTTAAAGCAAGAGATAAAATAAAAGCAGCTGAACTAATGGCAAAAATACTAAAATTAATGGATAGTAATACAAATCAGGATCGTGTAAAAATTGTTTTTGACTCAACGGTCCCAACTAAAAATATAGATATAAGTAGTGATGATAATGATTGAAGAAGTAAAAACAATTAAATTTGCTGATTTAATAGGTCCAGTATATTATGAAATGTTTCACAGTATAGAAGCAGAGGAAAAAATGACATATTGGCTAAAAGGTGGACGTGGTAGTTTAAAGGGTTCCTTTGCTTATTTATATACAATATTAGATTTAACAAGAGATGCAGAAGCTGGTGTCAAAACACATGCAGTTGGTTTAAGAAAAGTAAAAGATACTATAAGAGATTCAATTTTTACCAATTTAATTTGGGCGATTAATATGTTAGGTTTACAAGGTATTTGGGATTTTACAGTTAGTCCGATGAAAATATGGCATGTTAAAACAGGAAATACTATTCTTTTCAGAGGTTGTGCAAATCAAAGAGACTTTGAAAAGATTAAGTCATTAAAATTTGAAGAAGGTTATTGTAAAATTGCTATCTTTGAAGAATTAACAGAATTTGCTGGTATGGATGAAGTAGATTCAATATTACAATCATTATTTAGAGGTGGAGACATTGCAAAAGCTTTTATGATGTATAATCCACCAGCTAGCAAAAAGAATTGGGTTAATGACCATTGCAGAGAATTAGAACAATTAGAAAAACAGGGTATTGACACAGATGTATATATACACCATAGCACATATTTACAAGCCCCAAAAGAATGGTTAGGAAAAGCTTTTATAAATAAAGCTAAACAAATCAAAGCAATAAACCCTAAAAAGTATAGACATATGTACTTAGGGGAAGAAGTTGGAGAAGGTTTGGAAATATACCCAGAAAAAGATCCAAAAACAGGTGAAGGATGTCTTATATTAAGAACAATTACAGACGAAGAAATTAAAAAATTCACTCAGGTTAAAAGGGGTTTAGATTTTGGTTACTCACATGCTACTTGTTACGTTGAATGTTTTTATGACCCTACTATAGAAACAATATATATATTTGATGAAGTATATCTTTATAAAGCTAATAATAAAACATTGGTAAGAGAAATAAAACCAAAAGCAGGTTCTTTATTAATACGTGGTGACTCAGAAGATCCAAGAACAATAAACGAATTAAATCAAATGGGATTATATATTATTGGAGCTGACAAAGGCAAAGATTCAAAAGATCATGGTATCAAGTGGGTATCAGATAGAGCAACAATAGTAATTGATAAAAAAAGATGCCCTAATATAGCAAATGATTTTGAAACATATGAATTTAAAAAAGATCCAAAAACAGGTGTCATAATTTATGAATATCCAGACGAACCAGACGGTTGTTTAAAAGATACTACTTTAGTTTTAACTGATAAAGGTTATAAAGAAATTAAAGATTTAGTTAATACCGAAGGAATATTATATTCTTTAAATACTGAAACTAATAAAATAGAAAAACAAAAATATTATGATTGCAGAAAAACAGGAACAAATAGGAAGTTGTATGAAGTTACAACAAAAAGCGGTAAAAAATTTAAATGTACTAGTAATCACCCAATATTAACAGACAAAGGATATAAGCAATTAAAAGATTTACAAATAGGTGATAAAATCATTGACATATCTAACAGCACACTATAAGATATGTTGTGGAGGTGATTTTATGAATATACAATATCAAATATTTGCTTATTTTAATAATCATAAATATGAATGTGATTATAGAACAGGTTATTTTTATAGAAGATTAGAAAATGATAAAAGAAAAGCTATGCATAGAGAAATATGGGAATATTATAATGGAACTATACCAGATAAACATATAATACACCATATTGACGAAAATAAAATGAATAATGATATATCTAATTTGGAATGTAAACATACTAGAAATCATAGTGTTGAACATGGTAAGGAATTTTATAAAAGAAATCCAGAAATGTATAATACTAATTTAAAAAAAGCAGTACAAAAAGCAAAAGAACTGCATTCTAAAACTCATAGTAAAGAATGGCATAAAAAACATTATGAAAATATGAAACATAAATTACATAAAAAAATAAAAATAAAGTGTGTTTTTTGTAATAAAGAATATGAAACTATTGATAATGGAAAAAATAGATTTTGTTCTAATAATTGTAAATCTAAATGGAGAAGAAAACAAGGATTAGATTTAATTGAAAAGGAGTGTGTTGTGTGTGGAAGTAAATTTAAAACAAATAAAAATAGACCCGGAGAAACATGTGGACGAAGTTGTACAAATAAAAGAATGTGGGAAAGAAGACGTTTACAATCTGGAAGTTGAAAATAATCATAATTTCTTTATAAATGGCGGTTTATGTGTTCATAATTCAGCAGCTGTAAGATATGCATTAGAACCAATAATCAAAAATAGTAATTGGAAATTCTTTTAAAAAGGAAGGTGTTATAAATGGCTAATAAAATTAAAGGCGACAAAGTACCAAAAACAAAAAGAACTTTTTTATTACCACCTGAAACAATTGATTATTTAAAACAGTTGGCAGATAAAAATGATTTTTCGATAAATGATATGTTAGATAGATGTATCTTAGGATATGGAACAGATGATAAAATAAAAATTAATAAGGTTAAAGAAAAATTTAAACCATGTCCAATTAAATATGGACAATCTGGAAAGGTTGTGTAGATTATGGCAGATGTAATATTAGAAATTATAAATGCTGATATAAAAAGAAAGCAGGGCAAATATTCAGGAAGAAAATTTTATAACTATAAACCAAATAAATCTGGTAAAGATACAGAGCATTATATTAAAAATGGTGTTGAATATTCAGTTACAACAAAAAATAATGAGATATATATTAATTATTTTAAAATGTTAGTAACTCAAAAAATTGATTATTTACTTGCTAAAAATCCAACTTATGATAAAAAAATTAATGATATTGGTATAAATGTTTTTACCATGTTAGATAAGTTAGTTTTTAATGCTTCTTTAGATAGTAAAGCCTGGTTACATTTATATACTAATAAAAATAAACTAGATTTTATTATAATAAAAGATTCTGAGATTATACCAGAGTATACACCAGACAATAAAGAATTAAAACAAATTATTAGATACTATAAAGAGGATGATAATTTAATTGTTGAGATCTGGACAAATCAAGGTGTTAGATATTTAGTTTATAATAAAGAAAATGTTATCTTAGAAGATAGAATTGAAAGTCATTATACAACAAAATATTATGCTGGTGATATTGTAGAAAAAACTGTTGATAGTAATTTTAATATCGTGCCTTTTATTTGCTTAGAAAATAATAAGGATATTACAAGTGATATAGAGGATATAGAAAATTTGATTATAGCTTATAATGGAATATGTACAGGTTTTGTTGATAATGTTGAAAAATTTCAAGAAGCTTTACTAGTGCTACGTGGTTATGTTGGGGAAAATGCAGATATAAAAGCAGCTATGGACAAAATAAGAGATGCCAAAGGTGTATCTGTTGATAAAGATGGCGATGCTGGTTATATGACCGTTGATATTCCAGTAGAAGCAAGAAATTTATTATTGAATATA